CTTTGCTCATCAAGATTTAAAGGTTTTACAATAAATGCAGTATTCCATTCTGGAACATGAATTGTTTTTGAATCTTGTAATGCAAAATGTTGAATAGCTTTATCAATTACTGACATAAATTATTATGAAACAGTTGAATGAGTAACACCACCAGTTGCTTGAAAACCAAAAGATCTTTCAACAATTTCATTGATAGTTTGAGATACACCTACTGATGTTATTAATACAGATGCCTGTATTTGTCTCTCACCAGTTTGTCCACCTTCTGGAAATAAATCCAATGTTACATTTGCTCCAACTGTCATAGCTTCTTGCCCTGTAGAATCTGTTCTATCAAAATGACAAGTTATAGTTCCTGTTGCTTCTTTAATTCCAGAAACAAAAGATTTAAAGCTATCACCCATTCCTGTATCTTCAATGATATTATCTGTTTCAGTAATATCAAAAGATTTGATCTCAGCGACTTGGTTGCCACCTATTTTTACTACACCTAAATTTCCACTTACTGTTGCCATACTCTCTCCTTTAATGTTTTAGATGTATTGGTCAAGTTTAAATTAATGCCTCTACATCCGATTGTGTGGTTCTGTATTGTACAGTAAACACCATCCGAACCACTCCAATAGGTAAACTGCCTTCATTAGCTAAAGTAACCTCAGTTGAGCTAATAAAATGATTTTTGCATGTGCCATTTAAGGTACTATCAACAGCTAAAGCCTCCTCGACTTCAGTTGCAATAGTATCTAATGTGTTTTCAATACTTGAGTTAGCACTCGCAAATCCTTCTACTACTAAATCAACAGATCTTAATAATCTGCCTATAGCATCAAGTTCTGAGCTCTCTGATAATGTATAAACATTCAATAATGGTAATTTTGATTGTTCATTTGGATAGACTCTAGAATTAAATACATTGGATCCTGTAGTAGTTAATCCTGTTAAATAAGTTATAACCTGGTCTCTGATTGTTTTTCTTTGATGTGCCATTATGCTGTCTCCAGGAATATTTCTGTAATACCAGTTCCATCTTTTAATATTTCTGCAACTGTATAATTTGTTGAATTAACCACCACCGAATCACCATGAGCTAAAGATGATATATCAGCAGATCTACAAGTTATTCTTGGTCTATGGGATGTAATTCCAGCCTCTCCCAATCCTAATGTTTCATCTGGTTTATCAAAAATAACATTAATTGTAGATGCACTTCCTCCTGATGGAGTAACACTAGCAGTAACTCCAAATTCGTCTGTATTAAAATAAATAGATCTTATATCTCCATCTTCTACTGCCATTACAATAAATCCTTTATTAAATTATTTAATTTTTTATTTTTTTTGTTTTGCAATATTTTTACCAGATCTTTAGAAAAAATATCTACATATTTTTCTTCAGTTCTAAGTTTTAGTTTTAACCTATTATTATAAAAAATTACATGTAATAATTCATGTATAATTGTGATTAGTAATTGATCATGATCTAAATCTACATTCAACTTGATTTTTTTTTTATCAAGATCTGCCTCACCATCAATTTTATTAGTTTCTGGATTATCTTTTTTTAAAGGTATGAGCTCCCATTTTTTACCCTTTATGACTATTTGGTTTGGAAGATCCATTTTTTTTATTTTTGTTTTTTCTTTTAATAATTTTTAATGAGCTTTTTTTAAGTCCAATAGCTCTATTCATTGTTGAGCTAGTTTTACCTAAATCCAATTGTTTCATGTTTTATTTGTCCAGGAGCCGAAAGAGGTATCGGCTCCTAGATTCGAGTTGATGATTAAGCTGTTTCGTCAATGTCTAAGATTGCAGAGAAACTTTCTGCATGTCTTACTGCAACATCCATTCCAGTAAAGAAGTTTAATCTTACTGTACCAGCACTTGAGCCAGTGAATGGATCTACTAATACATCTAATCCTGAGTAGTAACCAATTAATAAGTCTTGGAAATTACCGAAGATCATTGCATGAGCTGTTGATGACAATGTACCTTTAGTTAAATCTTTAGGTAATTGTGATGATTGATAGACTCTGTAACCATTTAATAGATCAGCATTGTCCATAATCATTACTGAATCAGTTGATGAAACTTTTGGAGTTTTTCTCATCTGATAAACAACTTCTGGAGTTACTGCATAACCTAGTGATCCTTTAAGAGCACTATCTTGAGCAACTTCTTTGATTAGATCAATAGTTGCATCATAAGTTATTGCACCACCATTAGTTCCGATCGCAACATCACCGATACCAGTTGTTCCAGTAATACCAGTAGGCTCGTTAGATCCTCCACCCTCAAATGCAACTTCGTCTATTTTAAGACCAATTTGCTGAGTCATGTCGTTTCTTACGATTTGCTCGATTGATGGATCAGAGTTGTTAATTAAAACTCTTGATAAATCAACAAAGCCACCTAAAGTTCTTTCTGTCATAGTTACTTGATCGAAAGCCTGGTTAGTTTCTGATGTTGCAGAGTTTTCAGCAACGAAACCTACAGTTCCTTTAGTTGTTAGTCTTGGGATTTTGATGTCACCTTTAAGACCACTAAAAATAGTAGCTCCAGCTTGTTGAACTACTGATGTGTCTCTTAATGCATCAATGAAAAGATCTCCTCTGTGAGCATCTGGAGTCACATGTCCTCCAGCAGTTGCTGTTCCTTGAGTTAGATCTCTTTTGAATACATCACCAGGTACGAAAAATCCTCTAGCTGTTCTTCCAGATTGTTTTTCAATTTCTTGAGAAACTTCTCTTTCAAAACCAGCTTTAGACCAGTCGTTAGTTAATGATGCTCTAATCCCATTTGTGATTGAGTATCTTTTTTGTTCTTTAGAACTTAATCCTACTTCATTCGGATCTGTGTCTAAAGGTTTTGAGTTACCGATTTTGTCTAAAACAAGACCTTTAAATTCAGCAACTGAGTTTCCATCTCTTACAGATGCATCAGCCAAATCTTGTAAGTTATGTTTCTTACCGATAGCACTGATTTCTCTAATTCTTGTAATCTCAGCTTTTTGAATTTGATCTTTGTTTACAACTGGTTCAGTAACAGTTTTTGCTTTTTCCATAGCATCTCCTTTTACAGTTATTGTTGTTGTTTGATTTAAAGATCTGCCAATTCCCACAGTTGTATCTGCTGGAACCGACACCATTGAAATTTCTAAAGGTTTAATTCCAACTCTGAAAAAATCTCGTCCAAGAGATTCTTCATCATTTTCATCTTCCACTTTATCCATTTCTTTAATTAGATACCCAACAGAAATATTCTGCCTGATACCTGATTTGACATCTTCAAAGACCTCGTTTGCTAACTGAGATTTTCCGAATCTAGCAATGGCTCTCCCTTTGCCATCAACAATTTCAGCCTTTTCAATGACACCTATTTGAGCTTTTGTATCATGATCTAAAAGCAATGGAGCTCTGCCACTACTTACAAAGCTCATATCAGTTTTAGTTACATCAATACTCTCAATTCCAAAATCTCTCTCTACTGGTTCATCTGACATAAAAGAAAATTCTGCTGTTCTTTTTTTATCATCTACTTTTCTTTTATTTAAAAATGCAGATCTAAATAATTTATTTATATTTTCTGATCTATCTTTTTCTTTATCATCATGCATAGATTTTTTATCTTTATCTTCATCTTCTTCATCATCTTCATGCATTGATTTTTCTTTATCTTTATCCATGTGGTAATTTTTTTGTTCATCATCTTCATGAGCTCCTTTTTCTTTTTGGTCATCATCATGCATTCCTTTTTCTTCTTTATCGTCATGACCTTCTCTTTCCATTCCTTCATAATTTTCTGATTTACCAAATTTAATAGTAATTGAATTTTCATCTTCCTCAATTTTTTGTATGTGTCTTTTTTCTACTTTTGTCATAAACTTTTTTTCCTTAACTGTTTTTTCTGGATGACCTTCTGGTAATAAATCAGTGTCATGTTTACCACCTTGAAATCTTCCATTCTTTAAAGCGAAATGCCAGGAATTTAATCTTGCAAATGCCCACTGTTCTGGAGAGCTAACATTTGGTCTAACTGAACCTGGATTAGTTTTATAAGCACCAATCCCTCTCTCAAAAACTTTTGTTGCTTTTGCAACAGTAGATCTTGGATTCCACTTCTTCTTTGAATCCTTAACATCTTCATTATGTTGGTCAACTTTGTTTTTAATTCCTTTAGCAACTGCTCCAGAAACTTGTCTTGATTTTTTACCTTCTAATTTTTTTGTAAGCTCCAGGATAACATCTTTCATTCCTTGAACTCCTAAATCTGGATTTACAGATAACCATTTCATTAATGCGACTACTCCAGCAACATTAGATAAATTAGGTGATAATTTACCACCTACAAATTGAGATCCATCTTTTTCATGTCTAGCTGTCCAGGATTCCCTTTCTTTGATCTTATCTATAACTGTTTCAGTATAAGTACCATTTTCAATATGATCTTCTAAAATTCTAAAAGATCTATTACCTTCAATATTACCTCCAGCTTTCCAGATTTCTGGAGTTTGCTCTTTTACATTCTGAGCAAATTCTAATGGAAATCTCTCATATTCAGAATTTCTTAAAGATACTTTTTTATCATCACCTTTTTTTGGAAAATTAGTCGCCATCTTTATCCTCAGGTGTTTTTATATTTTCCTCAGATCC